GATGGAGCATCTGCTGGGTTACGAGGGTACTGTAGCTCACCTTAAAGGTCAGATCTACAAGTACTTAATGCGATGCGGTAAGAAAGACGATCCGTATCAAGAGATGTTAAAGGTCCAGTGGTATTCTAACTACTTGACTACAATGATGAAGCGACAGGCTGATGGGGAATTCCCTCATACACCTTAATAAACACTACAGCACCCCTAAAAATGGAGGCAGCAATGAGTAGAAAGCTCGTATGGGACATAGAGGGCAATGGATTGCTCCCTGAACTAACGGACATCTGGATGCTGGTTTGCCGAGACGCAGACACAGACGAAGAGTTCATATTTACAGACTACAACGAAGAGTACCCTGACCTACAGGAAGGTTTAGCGTTTCTGAACAGCGCTAAGTCACTTATAGGTCACAACATCATAGGCTACGATATCCCTGCGCTTAAGCAGGTATTAGGCTGGGAGATTAAAGGCCCAACGATCGTAGACACACTTATAATGTCGCGGGTACTTAACTATCAGCGCTTTAGTCAACGCCACGCCTTAGCTAAGTTCGGTGAGTACTTCAATGTACCTAAACCAGTGCATGAAGACTGGTCTCAGTATTCGGAAGAGATGCTGCACCGCTGTAGAGAAGACGTACGTATCAACAAGCTTACATATGATCTACTAGTTACTGAGATGCGAGTTATCGCTGCTAAGAAGCCAGAGATTAAGAAGAGTCTTCGTCATGAGCATGATGTAGCACAATTCTGTATGGAAGCTGAGGTGCGCGGCTGGCTGTTCGACAAGGAGAAAGCGCTTAGGTTAATGGATCAGATGGAAGAAGAAATGTCTGGGATTGAGCGTAGGATTGAACCGCAACTCAATCTTAAGCTTAGAAGGCTGGACAAGGAACCCAAAGAACTTAAGCACAACAAGAATGGGTTCTACCCTAAGAACGTAGCAGATTACTTTGGGGTAACCCAAGAGTCTGCACTAACCAATATGCCCCTCGGCGGTGACTATAGCCGTATCGAGATAATGCAACCCGACATGGGTAACTTAGATTACGTTAAGGAGTTTTTGTATGGTAACGGATGGAAGCCCTTGGAGTATAACTTCAAACGTCTCAAGACTGGGCAATTTATTAAAGGTAGCCCCAAGCTATGCACTCCAAGCCTTGAGGTCATTGGTGAAGTGGGTAAGCTTATCGATACTTACTACACTACTCGTAGCAGGCATAGTATCCTTGCTGGGTGGCTTGCTGCTCTGGACGATAACGGGCGTCTTCACGGTTCTTGCTTTACTATCGGTACTCCGACTGCTCGGGCAAGACATTCCGTAATTGTTAATGTACCTTCTCCTAACGCTCGTTGGGGTAAAGAGATGCGTCAGCTTTTCATCACTGAAGAGGGACGTAAGGTAGTTGGCTCTGACTCCTCTGGTAACCAGATGCGAGCATTGTGTCACTACCTAGACAACGCTGATTTCACTAACGAAGTGATCAACGGAGATGTACACCAGCGCAATGCTGACATTCTTGGAGTCTCACGACCTAAGGCTAAACCCTTCCTGTATGCCTTCCTATTCGGTGGCGGTGCAGGTAAACTAGGTTTGATCCTGTCAGGCAAGAGAGATAACAAGTTAGGCGCTCAGATGAAAGAGAAGTTTATTGCGGGTACACCGGGACTTGGACAATTAACCTCCAGAGTTCAGGCCGTACTTGCTCAGACTTCAGCTAATGACGCTAAGCTTGGCTATATCCCTGCTATCGATGGTCGTAAAATCTTCACTGACTCAGATCACAAAGCTCTTAACTTTCTACTTCAATCTTGTGAAGCAATAACCTGCAAAGCAGCAGTGTCTTACATGATGAAGAAGTTTAAAGAAGAGAACCTTGATGTTCACCCTTTGACATTCTACCACGATGAAGTTCAGCTGGACGCCGCAGAGAAAGACGCTAAGCGTGTTGCTGAGATTGCTGCTGAGGCCTTTAAAGAGGCTCCTAAGCAATTTGGTGTGATGATCATGGACGGTGAGTCACTTATTGGAGACAATTGGTATGACACACACTGAGGGTTGTCCTACGAACTACAATCCAATCTCTATGTACCTCATGTCTGCATACTCATACTATGTAGAAGATGACAACATCATAGGTGATTGGCAATTCGACCTCCTAGCCAAATGGCTTCTGGAGAACATAGAGGGTCTAACCCACCCTCATAAACACCTTTTAACTACTGAAGACTTAACTGCTGGCACCTACCTAGGGGAATACCCTCTAATGGTAAAGGGTGCTTTAAACCACTATCGCCGATACGAATTAGGCATGACAGAAACTACTGGAGAAACAATATGAACACACGTAACCACGCATACTACCGCTACGCATCCTACGCTACTCCTTCCGCTACTTGGTCTTATGACTCAGTAGAGCAATTGGTGACTCTATTCTGGAAGCAGAATGCTAAGCAAATCACTTACCGTCAAGGTAACAAGCACTTTGAAGAGCATCGCGCTCGTATCATTCGTCGTGCTAACACGTACGGTATTGCGTAATGAAGTGCCTTATAGATGGAGATCCTCTGGCTTACATTGCTGGTTGGAACGTTACTGTCGAAGAGGCTAAAGCCAATATGGACGTTCTGGTACAAGATATCTGTGATGCAGCTTTCACAGATGAATGTCTTATCGCTGTCAAGGGACCTAATAACTTCCGAGACAACGTGTTATCTTCTTACAAGGGGTCTCGAAGGAGTACCCCTGAGCAAGCGTCTATGGTTAAAACTCTGAGAGATTATCTCATTGAAGCCCATGACGCTATTGAGGCAGAGGGTCAGGAAGCTGATGATCTTCTGGCTCAATGGGCAGAGGAATGCCGCAATGAAGGTACTGATTGGGTTATTGCTTCTATCGACAAAGACCTGTTGACTATCCCCGGAAAACACTACAATATCCGAAAGGGTACTCTTGTAGAGATTGACAAGGATACAGCAGATTATCTTCTTAACAAACAACTACTGATGGGAGATAGCGCAGACGACATACCCGGACTTAAGGGTATCGGAGCGAAGAGAGCAGAAAACATTTTAGCAGGTGTCCCCTATGGGAAGAGGCGTAACGCGGTAATAGGCGCTTATAAAGAGCACTATGCTACTAAATGGGAATCTGAACTTCAACTCACAGGAGACCTGATCTGGATCAGGACTGTTAAAGATGAAAAATTTGAAATCTGACGAGCACTTTCACAATGGACACTGGGAATTTCATGCAGAGATGTCACCCGAGAAGTACTTCGGCTTTACTTATCTTATTGTGTGTACTAAAACTGGTAAGCGTTACGTTGGCCGAAAACAGTACAAACACGCAGGGAAGAAATCCAGCCGTAATTATGGTAAGGAAACTAATTGGAGAACGTATGCAGGCTCATCTGTACACCTAGCCAACCACATTAAAGAAGTGGGGCTTAAGCACGTTAGGTTCATCTGCTTGGGAGAGTATTCCTGCAGAGGCGATCTAGTGTATGCCGAGGTGGAAGAACAGGTGCGCAGAGATGTTCTCCGTAAACGTGATGAAAACAAAGAGAGGGAGTATTACAATGGACAAATCTCAGCAATCAAATTCATCCCACCCAACAAACCCAGCAACCTCAACCAAGAGCTTGATACAGAGTACGTTCTATGACAAGGCGCTGGCTACCTTTCTAACGGTGCTCACCGCACCTATATGGTTGTCTCTGGTTCTGCTAGGTACTGTATGCTACCTATGGAGACCGCAGGATGAAGAATAATGATGACTCGCATGTAGTAAAGAAAGACCAACCATGTATCGATCAGGACGGCTGCTCATCTTCGGATGCTATGCAGCTGTACTCTGACGGGCATGGCTATTGTTTCTCCTGTATGAGCTATTTCAAGCCCTCGCAGGTAGAAGCGGAAGAAGTACTTGATCTTGAATCATTAGACCTAAGCGAGGATGTGAATGCGAAGAGCAACTACCAACGAACTAATGTTTCTAAAGGCGTCCAAAAAGCTACAAGAGGATTCCGAGAGCGACACATTACCAAGCGAGTCACTTCTTTCTACGGAGTTACCGTGTTGGAAAGCGTTCAAGGAGGAAAGATACTTGAGCACTGGTACCCTTACTTCGACGAAAGTGGAAAAACCGTAGAGGTACATAAAGTTCGTAAGTTACCCAAGGAGTTCAGATCAGAACCTTCAGGTGTTACACCCCAAGAGCTATTCGGTCAACGTCTGTTCCCTGCAAAGGGTAAGCGGATCATTGTTACCGAGGGCGAGCTAGATGCTATGGCTATCGCTCAAGTTCAGTACGATAAGTACGAGAGGTTCTATCCGGTAGTCTCTTTACCCACTGGTGCTCAAAGCGCTAAGAAGATCCTTGCCAAGCACCTCAAGTACCTTCGGTCTTTTGACGAGGTCGTACTGTGGTTTGATAAGGATGAAGTGGGAGAGAAAGCAACAGCGCAGGCGTGTAAGATTATCGGTGCTGACAAAGTAAAGATTGTTAACTGTCCTGAGAAGGATGCGTGTGATGCGCTTAGCAAGCTAGGTCCTGAAGCAGTCATGCGTGCTATATGGGATGCAGAGATATGGAAGCCTGCTGAGATAATGTCAGTGGAAGACATATGGAAAGAGCTTGAGGAATATGAAGAGATTGAGTCTATCCCTTACCCTCCT